AAGCTGCCAGCGTTCTGGGGAAAAGTCGGTGGCCAGCGCGGCTTTGACGCCGGCAGCGCAGTCCGGCACGCGACCGGTCGCGCGGTAGCCGTTGAGCGTGGCGTGCGCCACCGTTGCGCGCAGGCCCCAGTCGTCAGTGGTGGCCAGCGTGTAGACCTCCAGCGCCGCGCAGATGCGCGGGCTGGTGATCACCAGGCGTTCCGGTGCCCGCAGCGGGGCCTCAGCGGCGTCCGTGTGAGCGGTGGTGGGAGAGAGAGCCGCGCCGATGCTGGCGGCGGTTGCGGCCCCGAAGGCCAGGTACAGCGTCGATGAGAGGAACGACATTGCTCAACCATCCGTGCTTGGGATGGCTAGCAACATAATGATAGGTTGTTGGGGAGTCAAGCACTAAAATGATAGGTTGCTACAGCTCAGTGCTAACTGATTGGTTTGGCGCAGTTTTACTGCCCTGTGTGGGCGGTCACTTCCAGGGAGATTGAGGGTGTGATTCGGCCATGTGCGGCCTCCCGCAGTTCTCTGATCGCGATGGCAACGTGAGCGGCGAGCAGTTCGTCATTCTGGTTGGCGTGAAGCCAGAAGACCGCCAGCTTCAATAGCGCCGCGTCGAATTCGGACCGTATGTCTTGCTGGTTGAGAAACCGGGCCTTTATCACGTCGTTGGCGTGGGATCGCCACGGAGACGGCAGATCAAACGTCACAAGCTTGGTGTATCGCTGAATGAACACGTCTGAGCCAGATTGCATGGCCTTGACGCCGGCAGCGTTACCTATGAAGTCGAAAATGCCCATAGTGATTCACGTCCCTGTGTGCCTGATTGGTTGCGTGGCGGCCTGGGAGTACCGAACTTCGGCCTCCGCGACACGCAAGATGGCTTCCCGGCCCTCTACGGGGACTGTCGCAAAAGAAGCTACCAATCGCTCCATCTCGTCGCTGAGCAGGTTCTCGATGGAGATGTCCTGCACCAGGAGCTTCCAAGGTGCCACGCGCATCGCGTCAGCCAGTTTGTCGATGGTCAATGCGGTCGGATTCTTCGACGCGCCTTCCGGGCTCAGCAGGCCGGACAGCAACGTCTGCGCTACCCCGGCCTTCCGGCCAAGCTCTGCTTGCGACAGGTTCAGGTGTCGCATCAGCCGCCGGATGTTGGCGGCAACTACATCTGCGCTGGAAGGGCGTTTTGCCATAGCAACCATGCTAGTGATGGCTGAACGCTCTTCGATGCTTGATTGGCTAGCAATAGAATGATAGCTTCCAGCCATGGACGCCGATACCCTCTTGCAACAAACCGTGGACCGCCTGCGAAGGCATGAAGGGAAGTACGCCGAGATCTCCAGGCAGTGCCCAGAGATTGGCTATTCGTGGCTGACGAAGGTCGCCCACGGCCAGATCAAGAACCCGACCGTGTCCAGCTTGCAGCAGCTGATCGAGGCCCTGGACACCTTCGAGGGCAAGCCCCAGGCCTGCGTCGCGGAGCAGCCGGTACCGCCGGCGGACCAGGCCGGGGAGGGCGCGGACGTCGATCCCGACAGCGACCGCATCATCCCGGTGGAGGCAGCCTGATGGGTCGCCGAAACCTCCGCAATCCTCACGATGGGGCTGGCAAAGGCCACGGCCGCGAACGCCGCGAGCTGCGCGCGCTGCGCCGGGAGGTCAAGGAGCTGCGGCGTAAGTTCACAGTAGGCCCGGCCGAGCAGCGCTCCATTGAGGGTCCGTCTGTGGACCAGCAGCTGCAGACGATCACTCGGCTTGTGGAGCAAAACGGGGACATCACCAGTCAGATGGTGGCTTCCGCTCAGGCCCGCAGCAAGGTGATGCTGCAGCTGGCTGCGGCTACTGCTTCCGGGGAATGGGGAGCGCGCCGAAGCGGGGTGACGGTCCTTCAATTACCTCAATCTCGCGTTCTCCTATCCGTCGGGAGCGGCCATCGAGCACGTCTTTGGGAATTGGCATGTTCACCGTCAGGTCAACCAGGCCAGGCCCACCCGTCTGGAACTGCAATCCCTCCAGGCGAATTGCTCGCGCTGGCGTTTGGAGTTGCCGCTCTGGCCATTCGAGCCATTCTGGGACGAGCCAGTGCTCGAGGGGGGCGGTCTTGAGTACGTCAATCTGCACGATGCCACCGTCGGTGATGATCATCGCGACCAGGTACTGCGGTTCCATGGCGATCTCCTGGGCAGGTGTGGCTGGGTCGGACCACCAAGCCTACCCGGAGATCGCCGCCTCTACGCGGGAGGGCGCATGAGCACCACGCCCAAGGCCAACAGGCCCGGAGGTGCAAAAGCGCTGCCGCCGGGCACGCCAACCGTGGTGACCGCCCTGATACAGCGCCTTGGCACCTTGGAGCGCCAGGTGCGCGCGCTGCAGCGTGAGCGGTCAGTGGTCAGCGTTCCGATCCACCAGCACCACCCCGACCAATGTCCCTGCCGAGGTCATCGCGCTGCCGTTGGAGCTCAGCTGCAGCCGCCGCCTCCCGCTCTTCCCGGTCCCGCCTCTGGTGCACCAAGTTCTGGAAGCGTTTCTCCAGTTTCGCTTGGGCAGTCTGCTCCACCTTCTTCAGTCGGGCAGTCAAGCGGTCGTAAGCGGCTTTCTGTCTACCGGTTGCGGTTTGTTCGCCAATTGCTCGGATGCACAGCTGAACGTACTCAGCGAACCCAGCTGGGTCGGGATGACTGCCAATGAGCACATCGATTACAGAGTCGGCGGCGCTCAACTGTTCCTCGACAGCAGCTAAGCGTTCTTCCAATGCCTTAAATCGTGCCTCAAGTTCGTCGGGGGTCATACATTTTTTCGCATAAACGGAGAGGCTCTGATTCTGCCATTTGTTCACGTTGCGGAACTGTGCGCTAGTTCCGCCCTACTGCCTCTTTTTTCGGAGCGACAGTAATGTCCGATCGAACAATCCACATGATTGCGGGATCCCCGTCTGTGGGTATCTTGTATACGGGAGCCCCGGCCCCAACTGGTGAGGCCGGGAAGTGGGTGCCAGATCTCAGTTCTTCGGCGGGTAAACCTGATCGAAGTAATTTCCGTAGTTCTGAAGCATGCGTCGGAAAGCATCCCTGCGCACACCCGCCCAAGACGGAACTCCTTGCTTTTCCACTTGGCCAACCAATCGCTGAACCTCAGCCTTCAGGGCTGCCGGATCAGGGTGAGACGAGATGACCGCATGCAGCCAAAGGTCCATCGCGGCTCGCTCACCGTGGACAACGTGAAAGTCGTGTTCAACCCGCTGGAACTGAGCACGGGTTTGATGCTGAAAAGCTTCAAAGCTGTTTGCCAAATGCTGCAAATCAATCATGGGTATCTCCGGTTGCTGGTTGGGTTGGGTTGCACCCCCATTCTGCCAGCCGGAGTACCCACCTTAATAACCGAGGACTCCCATGCCCTGGATTGAAGAAACCTGGCTCCACGATGCGCTGGCGGCCCTCAAGGCTACCTGTGACGTAGATGCCCGCACCCGCAACGAAATGATCCAATTCCTACTGGACAATGGCTTCTGGGACCAGGAGAAGCTGAAGGACTGGACCAGCGCGGTGGCCAAGTTCAACAGCTGCCTCAACCCCAACAAGGCCGAGTTCTTCAAGGTCGGTGAGTTGTGGGCGCTGATGCGCCGTTTCGGGCGCCACCAGCTCTTCCTGGCCATGGCTGCAGATCTCGGCTACGAGGTCCGTTTGATCCCCACCGAACAGCGCCGGCAGCAGCTGCTGGAACAGCTGGCAGACGCCCAGTTGCAGCTGACGCAGGCGACCCAGCGCATCGCTGGCCAGCTGGACCGCATCAGCGCCGAAGCCGTGGATCCGCGCGCCACCACCGCCGCCCCAGGGCGTCCTCCGCACCACTTCAGCCGGCCTGCAGAATGGACCTCACCGGCGCAGTCCAGTGTGGTTCAGACCGTGGGTTGTCCCTGACCGGGCAGGCCGCGGCCAATGAGCAACAACATCATGAAACTGTGCTGGCCACTTCAGATGCCCGCGCCCGCCAAGGCGGTGCTGATGGCGATCGCGTGGCACGCAGACGAAGGCGGGCGCGCATTCCCGTCGCTGATCACCCTGGGCGTCAAAACGTCGTTGGGGAAGACAGCGCTGCTGTCTGCGATTACATGGCTGGAGGACAACCGCGTGCTGGTGGTCCAGCGCGGCGGCAGCCTCCGCGGCGGCACGAAGGTCAGCAATCACTACGCGCTTTTGCTGGACCGGCTGGACCCGGCGCTGTTCCCGGACAAGCCGCGTCGCCCATCTAAACCGGTCCGCGACACGGACCAGTCCGAAGGCGGAGATGATGAAAACCGGTTCGCGGGAAGTACCGGTGATGACGACGAATCAGCAGACAACCGGTCCGTATCGCGCACCGGTCAGGATCCCGAACCGGTGCGTGACACGGACCGGTCTAATGTTGGCGAAGACGATGACCAGTCCGCCGCACGGACCGGTTCTCCAGACGGACCGGTCCGTCTCGCGAACACGACCGGTCCGTCTGACGATCAAAACCGGTCCGTCTCGCGAACAAAACCGGTCCGTCAGACGGACCCTAAAGGTCATTATCTATCAGGAAAGGTCAGTGAACTGTCATCCGCGTGTGCGCGCGAGGACGAGTTCCGCTTGACCGCTGCCGAGGTCGATCAGGAACTGGTCGGCTTTCCGAAGGTGCCCGACGGCATGGACCGCGAAGTGCTGGCCAGGTTCGTGCGGCACCGGCGGGTATTGAGACGCGCGCTGACGATTTCGGCCTGGATGTCGATGCAGCCGCGGCTACGCGAGCTGGTCAGCGCCGGCCATGACCTCAACGAATCACTGCGCCAAACGATGGAAGCGGGCCTCGTTCTGCCCGTCACGCCAACCACCAGGGGGACCACACATGCACAGCATGGAGAATCTGCTGCCGACCGAGTCCGACGACTCGCCGATGAAGGCGATCGCCGCGATGCAGAAGCCGAGGCCAGCGCCGCAGGCGGCTACGCCGTTGTCGAATTCGTCGATCAGGACGCTGTGGGTTCGCATGGCTGAGATTTACGGCCTGAAGTGGACGAAGGGTTATGGCGAAGATCCCAACCAGGGCGCGGCACTGACATGGGCGAAGGGGCTGGCTGGCATTGCCGGTCAGCAGCTGGCCGCCGGGCTCAGTGCCTGCATTGCCTCTGCGGATCCGTGGCCACCATCGCTGCCGGAGTTCCGGCTGATGTGCCTGGGCATTCCGTCGTTCCCCGCAGTGCGCCTGGACGTTGCCCGCAATGATCCCTTCAGTCGGCTGGTGTGGCAGTACCTCGATGGCTACCGGTTCAAGACTTCGAGCGCGGAGAAGGCGGATCGTCTGCTGCAGGACGCCTACGAGCTGGCCCGCGAATTCGTGATGCGAGGTGGTGCGCTGCCGGCGGAGCCGGCCGGCGTGCTTGATCACCCGACGCGGAATGCCGCGCCCAAGCCCGCCAGTCCGGAGGCGGTGCGGCAGGCAGAGCAGGCCATCGCGGAAATGTTCGGCAGGCACACAGTGCCGGCGGAGAACGACGACGAACGGCCGCGTGGGAAAATGGCAGCTGCGGGGCTGGATCCGTGATCGACCCAGCATCACTCCGTAGCTACCACCGGCACCTGGCGCTGCACGTGCTGCAGGGAGCTGTCCAGCTCACAGCTTCTGAGCTGCACGAGGCCATGACCACGTGCTCCCTGGCTAAGGGGCACCCCCGCCAGTGCGCAGCAGTCACCCCCGCTGCAGTCGCGGGGATGCTCAAGGGCATGCAGGGTGACAACCTGGTCGTGCAGGGCCCGGACAAGAAGAACCTGCGGTACGGCCGCGCTGAGCCGACCTGGTCGGCTGCGCCAGGTGCGGCTGCTGTTGCGTGCCCTGCAGCGCCCGGCACCAGCGCTGGCGGCCGTGGACAGGAACCAGCTGCTGCAGGGGCAGGCGAACTGCGGAACATCAGTGTCGCCCAGCGTATGGCGTTCCTGCGGGTCGAATCCCAGGAGCTTCTCAAGGATCTGGCCCGCGACCATGCGGCTTTCGAAGAGCGTGTGCGGCAGCAGCTGGCGGCATTCGAAGCCAGAGCCGAGCGTCTGCTCGGCCTCACCGACGGTGTCGGCCAATGAGCGCACGCGGATTGCGGTTCAGCCGCATCGAAGATATGCCCGAGGGTATGCGCCGTCTGGTCCAAGGGGCCCAAGGTGCTCCTGCAGCACCGGCAGCTGGCAAGACCGGCGACGTAGAGGCCACGCCCAAGCGACGGAAGTACGGGAACGTGCCAACGGTGGTGGACGGCATCCGCTTCGACTCAAAACGCGAGGCCGCCTACTACGAGCAGCTGAAGATGCGCAAAGCAGCTGGCGAAGTGCATTTCTGGCTGAGGCAGGTTCCCATCCACCTGCCTGGCGGCACGAAGTATGTCATCGACTTCCTGGTGTTTCTGCGAGACGACACGGTGGATTTCGTGGACGTGAAGGGCAAGGAGACGAAGGAGTTCCGGATCAAGCGGCGCGAGGTCGAGCACCACTACCCGATCAAGGTGCTGCTGGCATGAGCGACTGGAAGCCATCGCGCGGCGCTTCGCCTGGGGCATCGGATCTCTCCAAAGTTCCCACCGCAACATTGCTCCAGGAGCTGGGCAAACGGTGCGGGGAGCCTCACCACGGCGCGACCGGGACGCCCACCAAGAGGGCCAAGCCCTTCGCCACAAAGGCGTTGTGGGCAAAAGACCGGGCCGACCAGGCTCGTGCGAAGTTGGAAGAGACCCGCGCTCTGCCGTCGGTGAATAGCGAGGCCGCTGCGGAACGCTACCGGCTGTTGATGGCCCTTGAGGAAGAGATCGAGAAGTTCGATGGCATGTCGGCCACGTTTGCGAGGAAGGGCCAATGAAGGCAGCAGAGATCAAGGCGCGGTTCCCTACCGAGGCCGCTCTGTGCGCGTTGCTTTGCGAGTGCCTTGCGTCGACCGGCCGCTGGGAGATCTATCCGGAGACGGCGGGGTTCGACGTCCTGGCCGTCTGGAAGGCAACCGGCCACCAGCTGGGTGTCGAGGCCAAGCTGCAGCTCAACTCCAAAGTGGCCGACCAGATACTGCCACATCACTGGCGTGGCGGCGGCAGCCGCGGGCCTGACTTCCGCGCCGTGCTGGTGCCGTGCGCCACCGAGGCGAACTACGGCATAGCCAGGATGCTGGAGATGCTCGGGGTGCAGGTGTTGGTGCCGGATAGCTGCAGCAACCGCTGGAATCCCCAGCCCGGTGAACAGATCCATCGTGACGTCTACCGTAGCGACATGCGCAATGCGGCACCTTGGGATGCAGAGGCTGGACCGCTTCACAACTACTGCCAGCCGGCATGGTTCGACTGGAACCCTACTCAGCGCTGCGTGCTGCCAGAGATCGTGCCGCTTGTCGCGGCGGGCGTACCGTCACCGCTGCGCCTGACGCCTTGGAAGATTGGGGCGTTGAAGGTGCTGGCCGACATCGAGGTTGACGGATTCACTACGGCTAAGAGTGTGCGATCGCACGGCGTGGATCCACGGCGCTTCTGCGCCTCGGATGGCTGGCTGCAAATGCTGGGTGGCGGCCGCTGGGGAAGGGGGACGATCCCTGCCTTTGACCAGCAGCACCCCGAGGCCTACGCCCAGCTGCTGGCTGTCGCGCGCGCCGACCGGGCTTCTGCCTCCCCCCATCGACAAGAGGACACCATTCCATGATCCGCACCTTCGAGAGCCTCGACGAGGCAGCGCATCACCTCTATCTGGAAGGACTCGACGGTCCGCTGCGCTGCTGTGTCGATAGCGCGCTTTGGGACGTATGGGTTGACGGAAGATCTGTCCTCGTCGGGGAGGACGCTGGTAAGTGAAACGATCGCCAAAGAAGGCAGTAGACGTCTGGACCAACGAGGTCCGGGATCCCTTGGAACTGCTGGCGCGATTGCTGGTAGGCGGGAGCTATCGGGTTCCCGTGGAGGGGCGCAGCACCCTCGCCCCTTTGGGTAGCAGCGACATCGCCGGCGCGGTCGCGTACATGCAGGATCCGCTGGAGAAGCACACGGCGCTCGCCGTGGCTACACGGATGGGTCCGCAGGCCGTCGCGAGGCTGACCCTAATGGCATACCGAAGTGTCGCCCAGGCCGTCCGCGTGGCCCGGCCGCGCCCGCTGGACCTCTCAGTGCCGGCGGACCGCTGGCGGCTGCGCCTAGTCATTTACGACGCTGCCCACGAGCTGGTGTGGCCAGAACGGCGACAGCCATACGCAGCGCTCGCCAAGGCGGCAAGGATGCGCAAGGGCAGCTACATCCTGGCCCACAAGTGCGCCACTTCCGTACTTCAGGGTGCGCTCAACGGAGGTCGCATTGGATTCAAGCGCGCTTTGTGGCGCAGCTAATGACTAAGTGTGAGGTCTTCAGCCACCAGGCGACGGACCTGCCGAAGCTGCTGCTCGAACTCCACCTTTCGCTCCGTCCGTGACGCCAGAGCGTCTACGTACGCGCTGTGACCATCCGCGCCAGCAAGCTTAGAGCGCTGAATGTCTTCTTCAATTTTTTTCATCTTCACAGCAATCGTAGCCAGCCTTCTGGCCCCCTCGGCGGCGCTGGGCCCAAACAAATAGCCGAAGGTGTCGCCGTGTCCGATAAATTCTACGAAGCGTGCTGGGGCTGGACCTTCCCTTCTGATCGCCTCCACTGTCGCCTCCAGGGCTTCGAAAGCCTTCAGGCGTCTTTCAAATAGATCAGCTTTCAGCTTTTTCTGCGCAGTTAATGCTTGCTGCTGCGCGGTTTGCCATTGGCGATAGGCGATGTAACCGACCGCCAAAGCGATGCCAAGCTGCCCCAAAGCGGTGGCCGCTCTAATCTGAAGATCCGTCATCCCCAGCACTGTCTCAACCATTGCGGTTCCTCCCTGTATATCAAGAGATTACCGGTTTTGTTAAGGTTTGTTAGGGGCGGATTGGCCGCCAACCAACCGGGGGGCAGTTAAGTGACACGGAACGACCTGAAGAAGGGCGTGCACCACATAGCCGACAAGCTGGCGCTTCACTACGGCCGGGCTAGGACGCCATTCCATGACTTCGCCAAAGGGCTGGCGGCTGCCGGCGGTACCCAGAGTGCATTCGCCGATCTGGCCTTGCTTACGAAGGCATCGCTGCACGAGTTGGACCAGGCTGGAGCTGAAGCAGTTGGCCTTGAGCGCGTCCTGCCGGATGTCGAGCGTGAGTTTGGGACTGGAGCCAAGCGTGACGCAGCCCAAGTCCTGAAGGTGTTCGCATGGCTATATGACTGGCTTGCTAAGCTCAATGTCACATTGATTACTTCCCAGCGCCTAGCTGAGGATCTTGCCGAAGGTGATACCCCTGACACGGTTGCGCTGCAGAAATATCTAGGGGACCTCAATCGGGATGCGGACCGACTGTTCCATCTGATTTCAGGGTTCGACGGCCACAAAGGACCAGTTGACCTCGTTATGACCCATGCTGTGAATGACCTAAAGGCGTCGATCTGAGCAACCAGGAGTGCCCTGCTGGGCGAAAACGTTCAGCATGCTGACCGCAGTCTCTTCCTCATGAGGAAGATTTTCTCCTCATGAGGAACCTCAGTTGCCTCGGGAACCCGAAGTAGGTTCCAATTTCTACAGTGGGCGTTCCTGTGGGTGACGCCGAAAACTCAAAGGCCGTTGGCTGACCAGGACTTGGGAGTCCTCTGGTTGGCCAGCGGCCTTCTCGTTTGCGGGATAGAGCAGCTCGGCAGCTCGCGTGGCTCATAACCACGAGGTCGGTGGTTCGAATCCACCTCCCGCTACCACCTGGCCGGTAGTCATGGCCACCTCAAAAGCCAGCAGACAGCCCGTCGTGAGACGCGCCGCTGGTTACCGCGCGACTGCAGTAGACGCGGTGGGGTGGGCCATGCCGGCTTTCATTCTCCTGGGGGCAAAGCGGTGGGCATCAAAGAGCAGATCACGACGGACCTGACAGTCGCAGGTTCGAAGATCGGGGCAGCGGCCAGCGTCACCGCCGCCACCTACACCCCCGGCTACACGCTCAGTGACTGGGCGCTGGTGGGCACAATTATCTTCACCATCGTCCAGACCTTCACGGTCATGGTGAAGAACTGGGGCGACTGGTCTGCATGGTTTGGGGCGCGAATGGTCAACGCCAGGCGCTTCTGGGCGTGGGTTCGCCGCCGTGGCTGATCAGCAGCTCTCCACGAAACAGCGGGTGGGCTTCGCCGCTGCACCGGTCGCGCTAATCGCAGCCCTGGTGGCTGCCCTGGGCACCAACGACTCGGCACACGAGGGTCGGCGATACACGCCGTACTACGACTCGGCCGGCGTTCTGACCGTCTGCGCAGGCATCACCGGTCCCGCAGTGGTGAAGGGCAAGCGGTACACCGATGCCGAGTGCACCCAGCTGGAGACGGTGTACGTCAAGACGATGCTGGGGCACATGGGGCGGTGCGTTGGCGGGGAGTTCCAGTTCCACGAGGTGAAGGCCTGGGGCCACTTCGCCTACAACATCGGCAACCAGGGCTTCTGCAACAGCACGGCAGCCAAGCGCCTCAATGCCGGCGAGCGGAAGACGGCCTGCGCTGAGATGTGGAAGTGGCGGTTCGTCACCATCGGCGGCGTGAAGCGCGATTGCGCTCTGCCGCAGTGGCAGTCCAAGTGCGGCGGCATCATCGACCGCCGCACCTGGGAAATGGCCACCTGTGAGGGCCGACTGTGACCGTCGCGGCACGGCTGAGCGCCTGGTGGGCAGCCTGGAAGTGGGTGGCAGTCCTGGTCGTGCTGCTGCTGGCGTCTGCCTGGCTCAACGTCGTGCAGTACGGCAACCGGCGAGCTGCAGCGGCACAGGCGAGGGCTGAGACGCTGGCCGACACCCTCAAGATCACCGCTGCCATCGCCGACGACGCCAAGGCCGACAGCGCGCAGCTGCTGAAGCGCCTGGAGGGCATCGCCGATCGTGGCGAGCGAGTCAGAACCGTCTACCGCGCAGCTGCTGCAGCTCAGCCGCTGCCGGCGAACTGCGCACCTGGCCAGGCCAGGGTCGACGCAATCAACCAGGCCCTCGGGCCAACAACCGGAATCCAGAAGTGAACCAGGTCGCATGCATCGGACGCGTCGTCCACTACACCCTGTCCGAGACCGACGCGGCCAGAATCAATGCCCGTCGCACCGATTCGTCCTCCATCCAGGAGCGGCTGCTGGATGACGTCTGGCCGGTCGGGGCCCAGGCCCACATCGGCAACAAGGTCAGGGCAGGCGACGTGCTGCCGGCCATCGTCGTTGCCGTGCATCCCGGTGGGCAGATCAACGCCCAGGTGTTCCTGGACGGTAACGACAGCTTCTGGGTCACCACCAAGGAACAGGCCAGCGAAGAGTCCGGGTCACATCCGGGCCGCTGGCACTGGCCGTCCATCCCGCGTTCCAGCTGAAGGAGAGGTCCATGCAGCAGCACCAGAACAAGGTTTCCCCGGAAGACGTCGAGGCCGCAATCGTCAGCGAGCGCTATTTCTCTGCCGCCGAGGGCGTCGTGGGCGCTTACGCCGTCCGCGATGGCGTGCACCCGGTTGGTGTGACCCCCAGCCAGGAAGAGCACAGCCAGCTCGACCTGGTTACGTTCTGCGTGCTGCTGCTGGCCAACGGGTGCAAGGTCGTCGGCATCAACTACGGCCCTGTGGACCCCGCGGGCTTCAACGCCGAGCTGGGCCGCGCCGACGCGCGCGCCCGGGCCGTCGAGCAGATCTGGCCCCTCTTGGGCTTCAGGCTCCGCGACGAGCTGGCAAAGCCGGTGCTGACCGAGGCAGATGCCTTGGCCGATCTGCACGGCACGCCCCGCCCAGAAAGCCCGAGCGCCCGCTAAGTCATGCGCGCCGCGGTCCTCCTGTTGCTGGTGATGCTTGCAGGTTGCGCCGGTGCCCCTGCACGCGTTCCCGCCCAGTGCGACGCCATGTGCTTCCAGGGCTGTGTCGGCCAGGACGAAGACACCGGCGTGCGCGTGACGGCTGATCCGGCAGCGTCTGCTACCTGGGACCAGATCGGAGAGGACGTCGTTGGCAAGCTCGCAGGCAAGCTCCGAAGCTGCGATGTGCGGCGCGACGCGTGTGTTCAGTGCCTCCGCCGCCTTGATCGGCGGAGAGTAATCGCACTATGAGTCGCACGCCAGCCAGCTACAGCCTCACCGTCGTGCGCGGTGCGACGTGGGAGGATGACTTCACCTACACCAACCCTGACGGGAGCCCGTTCGACCTTTCGGGCTACCAGGCGCGGATGCAGGTGCGGACGCTGGCGGGCCAGTTCGGCATGACCGAAGCCGACACCCTGGTGCTCGAGCTCAGCACCACCGGCGGGAACCTGGTCATTGATGACCCGCTGGATGGAGTGGTTTCCATCACCGTGCCGGCGGCCGAGACGGTGGTGCTGAACCCTGAGAACGTGCGCAAGGTGAAGCACTGCTACAGCCTGGAGCTGTTCAAACCTGCAGGCGCTGATCCGGAGTACGTGATTCCACTGGTCGCCGGCAAGGTCACCGTCCAGGGCGAGACCACCCGCTGATGCCTGTGATCGTGGACCAGCGCGGATCCGCCCGGGTCATCGTGGTGGAGCGGCGCAGCGCCGTGGCCGTGCGCAAAGCTGAAACCCCTGCGGTGACTGTGGCGGTACCGACGCCGGTCGGTGCCGTGACTGCGGACACCAGGACGGTAGAGGTGGCTGCTCGCGGGGCGCAGGGACCTGCAGGTCCTGCCGGCCGGGATGGTGCCGCACCCCAGGTTTCTTACCCCGTTGGCGAGGTCATCCACGGCCAGCGTGTAGTCAGGCTCGCCGATGGCCAGGTGTTCCATCCGGACATCGGCGTCATCGACCACGCCCTGAGGTGCATCGGAGTAGCCACCCAGTCGGCCAGCAGCGGCGAGGTGGTGGTGCAGCTTGCGGGCGCTCTGACCGAGAACAGCTGGAACTGGGCGGACGGCCCGGTGTGGTGTGGCCCCGATGGCGCGCTTACCCAGAACCCCGCCAGCACGGGCTGGTTGCTGTGCGTCGGCCGGGCGGCCGCGCCAACCGTCCTCATGATCGATTTCGAAACCCCTATCGGGAGGAACTGACCCATGGCTCAGAAAACGCTTCAGCTCTCAGACGCCAACATCCCGACAGAGGTGGAAGCCCTGCAGGTCTCCGCAGGCGCTACTGACGCAGGCAAGATCCCTGCGCTGGGAGGTGACGGTCGCTTCCATACCTCGCTGATGCCCGCTGGCATTGGTGCTGACACGAAGATCTACCCGGCGAGCGAGCTGATCGCGCCTGGGGACTTCGTGAACATTCACGACAACGCCGGCACCGCCAGCGTCCGGAAGGCAGATGCCAGTGCCGCGAGCGCCGGGAAGAAGGCACATGGTTTCGTGCCGGAAGGCGCAGCGTCTGGTGCCGCTGCCACTGTCTACTTCGAAGGTCCGAACAGCGCCCTTTCAGGTCTGACGCCCGGAACCACCTACGTCCTGAGCCACTCAACGCCAGGTGGGGTGGTCGCCCAGGCCGCTGGTACCACTACCGCCGGGCACATCCTGCAGGTCCTGGGCGTGGCCACCGACGTCGGCGAGATCAACGCCGAGATCGGCCAGCCGGTGGTGCGTGGCTGATATGGCGGTCCGCAAGCCTCTGGTGCTCGATTCGGAGAATCGGATGGTGGAGCTGCCGGCAGGCGACAGCGTGCCCGGTGGTCGAGCCGTGCCGTTCTACCTGCAGGACGGCACGTCGAGTCCGATTCCGCTGAATGCCGATGGCGAGGTTCCGTTCCTCCTACAGGACGGCACGCCGTCAAACATCCCTGTGCAGGTGTAAGGCATGGGAATCCCGGTAAAGGGCACCAAGAACGGAGCAGGCAAGGCAGTCGGCTTCGAAGAGATCAACCCAAGCGACCCCATTCCAGGCAACCTTGTAGCCGGGCTGATGGGCAATAACGGGTTCATCAACGGGGACCTAGGGATTTGGCAGCGCCGCACCAGCGGCCGTGTTGGCGTTGGAACAGGCACGCTGGGGCCTGAAGCGTTCTTCGCCGATCGCTTCACCGCATCGGCTTTGAACTGCACTCACGACGTGTCGCGGGGCATCGTCGGTTCAGGTGCCACAACCCTGCCGCCGACAACCACTTACGCCATCCTGTGCCAGGTCAGCGGCGCGACCGCGACGTCTGCAGCGTGGATGGGGCAGCGCATTGAGAACGTCCGATCACGCCAAGGCCAGGTCACGATCTCTTTCAAGGCGAACGGCACCATTGGAAACAAGGTGGGTGTTCGAGTAATTCAGTCGTTCGGGACCGGCGGGTCGGCGGAAGTGGGCACCGAGGTTGGGGTTTTCAGCGCGGACGCGAACCCAACGCTTAAGCAATTCACCTTCACCATACCAAGCACGGCGGGCAAGATACTTGGTGCTGGGAACAACGACTTCATCTACATCGTGTTCGATTTCTGCGGTACCGGCTATGGCGGCGTAATGGCCGGACAGAACGGGACGTACGCGATCTCCGACTTCAATATTGAAGTGGGTCCGGTCGCAACGGCCTTTGAATATCGAGAGCCGGGGATCGAGTGGATTTTGTGCCAGCGCTTCTATGAAGTGCTTTCATACACTGGCGCTACCGGGACGACCTTCACGAGTAACGGCGACACACGCTGCGGCCGTAACTTTAGGGTCAGGAAGCGAGAGGTTCCCAGAGTCTCCTTTGGTGGTTCCTTCAGCGTCATTGGCGCAGGATCAGATGGGAACATTGTGAATGTCATCATCGATACCGTGACCAGCATGGTGCCATCCGTCGACGGAGTGAGAATCTCTGGAATCGGCAATGGACCGGTCATGTCGGGTGCCGGCGCTGTGGTTACCTGGGGCGACAATGGGCAGTACAACCCTGTTGTACGAGCGGACGCAGAGTTCTAGTCGTGGCTTACAGACTTACTGACACTGCGGACGTTGTCTTCAATATGGAGACTGGCGAGTTTGTTCCGCTGTCGGCAGAAAGCCGCGCATGTACGGCCTACAAGCGCTGGCTTGATGAGGGGAACACACCAGAACCCGTGCCCCCTCCGTATGCACCGAACACCCCAGCGCACCACAGGGCCATCCGAAGCGCAGCATGGACGTGGATGGCTGGTGTTGTCCAGGGGCGCGGATACGACACGATCGAGAGCTGCTGCAGCTACTACAACAGCGCGGTGGCTCGTTACAAAGCTGAAGCCCGGGCAATGGTTGCTTGGCGGGACGAAGTCAGCCAAGCGCTGGAGGCGTTGCGTGCTCGATCCGCCGACTGGTGTCGTGACCTGGGAGCAGGTCTGCCCCCTGCTGCCCCAGCCTGAAGCGTACCCGTGGCCGGTGAAGCTCGAACTGCCCTTGGAGACGGTTGAAGGACCGATCACTTTGCCTTGACGCTGAGCAACAGGACTGTCCCCCATGGCCGGAAGAACTGATCCTGCGACCGGCCTGCAGGATCAGCAGCGCCGCTTCGCAGACGAGTACCTGATCGATTTCAATGGAACGGCCGCCTACCAGCGTGCCGGCTATAGAGCCACCGGCGCGGCGGCGAGCGCTGCCGCAGCACGGCTGCTGAGCAACCCAAAGGTGCAGGGCTACCTCACGAGCCGCAAGGCCGAACTGCTGGCGGCCCAGCAGGTCAATCAGGAGGCTGTGCTTGGGCGCTTGGCCTTCATGGCGCTCGGCGACATCCGGACGCTGTTCGATAGCAATGGCAATCTCAAGCCCATGAGCGAGCTCACGGCTGAAGAGGCGAGCATGCTCCAGGGCGTGGAGATCTTCGAAGAGTGGGAGGGCCGCGGGGAAGACCGCCGGGCCATCGGCCTGACCAAGAAGGTGAAGTTCGTCAGCCGCCTCAACGCAGTGAAGACGCTGGGTCAGCACTTCGGGATGTTCAGCAAGAAGGTTGAAGTGACCGGGAAAGATGGCGGACCCATGGAGCACACGCTGCTCGGCGATGTCCTGGATCTCATTGATGGCTCCGACACCGGCCCGGGCCCGGCGACCTCGCGGGGAACGTAGGCGTGGCAGAGCTGAGTGACCGGGACGCCAGCCGCATCATGGATCGGCTGGGTGATCGCTGGTGGAGGATGAACAACCTCTACTGGATCACGGACAAGTACGGCCGCAAGGTCCAGTTCAAGCTGAACGAAGTGCAGGCGGACCTGGACGACAACCTACACACCCTCAATCTGGCGTTGAAGTCGCGCCAGCACGGCATTACGACCTGGGCCTGCATCCGCGCCCTGGACATGGCGCTGTTCAAGAAGAACACGAAGGCAGGCGTGGTGGCACACACCGCCGGCGATGCGGCGAAGTTCTTCCGCAGCAAGGTGCTGTACGCCTACGACAACCTGCCGGAGTGGCTGAAGAAGCTGCGTCCGGCCGTGCGCAGGGACATGCGCGACGGCGTGCTCGAGCTGGGCAATGGATCCAGCATCGAGGTATCGGTGTCGCACCGCGGCGGCACGCTGACCTTCCTGCACATCTCCGAATACGGCCCGATGTGTGCCATGTATCCGGAGCGGGCAGGGGAGGTGGCCTCCGGTGCGCTGAATGCGATCGCTCCAGGCAACATCGTGGTGATCGAGTCCACTGCGTACGGCGCGGCAGGCGACTTCTACGAGCGCTGCCAGACCGCGATCGAGCTGGACCGCCAGGTGCGTGCCGGCACGGCCAAGCTCACCACCATGGATTACAAGTTCCACTTCTATCCGTGGTTCCGGGATCCGATCAACGAGCTGGACCCGGACGGAGTGGCCATCACCGCCGAGGACGAGGCCTATTTCGCCCAGGTCGAAGCGGAGATGCACTACGCCCTCAGCCCCGAGCAGAAGGCTTGGTACGTCAAGAAGGCCGCTGAGCAGCGCGACAAGATGATGCGCGAGCATCCCAGCACCCCAGAAGAGGCGTTCAAGGCCAGCACTGAGGGTGCGTACTACGGCAAGGAAATGTCGAAGGCTGATGCCGACGGGCGTATTACCCTGCTGCCGATCAACCCGCACGTGCCCATCCACACGTTCTGGGACATCGGGCGCAGTGATGCCACCGCCATCTGGTTTATGCAGGAAAACGGCCCCTGGCTGGATTTCGTGGATTTCTACGAGAACAGCGGGTTCGGCGTTGCGCATTACGCCCAGGAGCTGAAGAACCGAGGGTACCTGTACGGCAAGCACTACTGGCCGCACGACGGTGCCAACGAGGATTGGTCGGCCAACGAGAACCGTGTGCAGGTCGCCGGCAAGCTGGGCATCAAGCCCATCGTCGTGGTCCCAAGGATTAACGACGTCACCGAAGGCATCGACATGGTTCGCAATGTGTTGCCGCGGTGCAGGTTCGATCGGGTCCGCTGCGGCCCGCCGAAGTCTGGTCAGGGACGTGGCGGCCTGGAGGCGCTGCGCCGGTACACGAAAGTCTGGAACGAGAAAACCGAGACCTACTCGGACTTGCCGCTGCACAACTGGGCCAGCAACCCGGCGGATGCCTTCCGCCAGTGCGCGCAGGGCTACGTCAGCAGCAGCGGCCGTAGGGTGGGTGAGTCCCAGTCCATGGGCAACGACAACTGGAGAACCGCATGAGCGCCTCACCGCGTGAGCGAAACAACCCCACCACGATCGAGCTGGTAGACCTGCTGGCTCTGCTGGTCGCAGCTGCAGACGAGGGGCAGCTGGTCAGCCTGGTCTTCATGCTCCGCTCGCCGGACGGGGACACGATGGTGGATTACCGCGGCAGCCACGAGCTGACCGAGCTTTCGGCACGCACGGTGCTGGAGCGCATCGCCCAGGACATCGCGGTCACCCATCCTGCGATCGCGGACCGGATCCAGTCCGACCTGGCCGGTAGGGCGAACTGACGTGGCCACCGAGCACGATCAGGTGCAGGAGCAGGTGGTGATCCACCTGCAGCAGGCCCGGGCCTACACCCGGTACCTGACCGGCGGGGAGAACCAGGGCACCGTCGTCGAGCACCACGTGCTGTCGCCTGACGAGGCGCGGGCGGCATTGGAAGAAGAGCTCGACGCCGCCTTGGCGCTGCTGGGGGCCGAAGCATGACCATCGAGCTGGCCCCAGATGGCTTCGTGTGGTGCGGAAAGAAGGGCGACCTCACCCTCTACCTCACCCACGTGGTGCGCGACGGCGACGATGATGCGGCGCTGTACATCCGCAACGAGAACCGGAAGGTGGACGGGCTGCACCCCATCAGCGGCAAGACGCAGAGCGGTTGCCCGGCTTATCTGGTTGCATTCCGAGATTTCTGGATCTTCCGGCCGGAGGACCGGGACCGCGGCCGGGTCCACAAGATTGAGGACATGGTCGCGCGCCTGCAGAACGCCTCGATCGCGCTTTACGGGCTCGATGCGCCGCCGTATCGGAACAGGATCCACGACGCGATTCTGGAATTCTGCGACGACGTCAAGAACCTGCGCCCACCGGCAGAGAAGACCCGGGAGCAGTGGCTGGGCGAACTGAAGCGCTCGGGCATCCACATCAAAGTGAACGGGCAAGAGGTGAACTGATGCAGACGATCGAGAACGTGCGCAGCGCGGCGGCGCACATGCCCGGGAGCAGCGACGTGGCCACGGACGGTCCCGCCGAGCTCGAGGTGCATCCCCTCGATACCCTGGAGTCGCGGCGGATCCACGCGAAGGTTCTGGATTACTGGTACACCGCGCTTGACGCCCATTACGACAATCGCATCGAGCAGATGCTGGACTACGACTTCTACGACCACATCCAGTGGTCGGATGAAGACAGAGCGGTCTTGGCAGCCCGGCACCAGGCCCCGCTGACCTACAACAAGATCAAGATGGCGATCGACTGGGTGGTGGGCACCGAGCGGCGCACCCGGATCGACGGCGTCGTGCACCCCCGCGCGGCAGACGACGTCGACATTGCGGCGGTGAAGTCAGAGCTGATCAAGTACCTCAGCGACACCAACCGGGTTCCCTGGGCGCGCAGCCAGGCCTTCAAAGATGCCGCCATTGCCGGTTGCGGCTGGACCGAAGAGTCCGTCCGCACCGACCGCGCAGACGAGCCGGTGCAGGTTGGCCACATTCCCTGGCGGCAGATGCGCCGGGACCCGGTGAGCCGTGCCCTGGACCTGAGCGACTGCCGCTTCCTGCTGCGCGAGAAGTTCGCTGACCTGGATTACTCGGAGGCGATGTTCCCGGACCGCATCGAGTTGGTGAACCGCGCTGCTCAGGATCACTACGATGGCGACAACGGTGCCTTCGACGAAGAGCTGGACCTGCCGCAGGTGTTCCGCCGCTACGATTCCCGTGGCCACACCGTCACCGGCCGTCGGATCAGCGGTCGAGCTTCACTGGATAGCCGCTGCCGGTTGCGGGTTCGCCTGATCGAGTGCTGGTTCAAGCGCCCGGTGGCGCACAAGCGTCTCTGGGGCGGTGAGTACCGCGGCGACAGGTACGAACCGAACAACCCGCAGCACCAGCTGGCCCTGGCCGCCATGAAGAGCGAAGCCAGCCCGGTGTACACGCTGACGGATGCGGTGGTGGAAGAGATGTGGTGCGCCATCTTCACCGAAGAGGGTCTGCTGCAGCTGAAGCGTAGCCCGTTCAAGCACGGCCGCTTCCCCTACACCCCGTACTGGTGCTATCGCCGCAACCGGGACGGCATGGAGTACGGCCTGGTGCGCGGTGTGCGCGACTCGCAAGAAGACCTCAACAAGCGCATGAGTAAGCTGCTCTGGGCCTTGAGCACGAACCAGCTGTTCTATGAAGAGGGCGCGATCGACGAAGACCGGATCGAAGAAGCAAAGCGGGAACTTGCCAAGCCGAACGGCGTGATCCCTCTGAATAGTGGTGGGCTACAGCGGATCAAGGTGGAGCGCAATCTCGATGTTGCCGAGGCGCAGATCCAGTTGTTGGAGATCGAT